CGCGCCTGTTCCGCGTACATAACTTGATGACCAAGGAAAACCGCGTGTGCAGCGCGGGACTCCCGCGTCGTTCCACACAAACATATCGTAGCCGTAATTCCCGGCTGCGGCTGGGCTTTTTGTGGCGTCGCTGAGCGTTTGAGTTAACTCCCCGCCAAGGTCTGCCATAACAAACGAAACACCATCCCAGATCGGGCATCGTTGGCCGACATAGGGGGTGTAGTAGACCGTCGTCACTCCAGTCACGGATGACGCCATGACGGGAGTTCCGGTCACAAGAGTCAAGCGCCCCTGAGGCGGGAATGTTGTACCCGCGAAATCCTCGGCGACCGCAGTGATCGTGACGTGGGAATTGCCGGATAAGTTGAGGAGCGCCCCGGTTGTGGAGCCGCCCAAAATCCGTGTCAGAGTGGTCCCCGACGATGTGTAAACGCCGGTCCCGTACTCATGAGCCACAGGCGACACGCCGTAATCGGTGATGGCGTAGCGCACCACAGCGCCATTCGGAACGCCAGCATTGGCGAACGTGCGATATCCCCCAACCGCCGCGCCAAGCGTCACTGTCCCGGTCCCGGCTGTCGCCGTCACCACCCTGGCTAAATTGTATAACATTATCAAAATCCTAGGAGTTCGCTCTCGCCGAGGCCAACACCCAGCGGGGCGCCGGTCAGTAATCCTTCGTCGGTTGACGCCACTAGCAAAGCCGCCGAGATATCACCGCTTGCCGTCCACGAGCTGGCTAGGGGGCGCTCAACGACTATGGGCGCCGTGACGCTTCCATCTGCGCTCCATGGACACGACAGAGGCCGCTCGACGGTGAGCGCCAACGCCACATCCCCGGCCGCTTCCCAGACGCTTCCTAAAGGCCGCTCGACCTCAATAGAGGCCGCAACATCCCCGGTCGCTTCCCAGACGCTTGCGAGGATGAAGCCAACAGATAGTCCAAGCTCCACATCGCCGCTCGCGGTCCATGCGCTGGCGATGTTGAGGGAAACTTCCGGCCCTGCGGCGGCGATGCTCCCGCTCGCGGTCCAGGCGCTGGCGATGTTAACCTCGGTGAGCGCCTTGTGGGAGAGGATGCACACCCAGCATTTGACGCCCGCCGCCGCCGTCCTACGGACCGTGTCCATGATTTCTTGGTCAAGAAGACCAGCGACGGAGTCTGCTAGGCGTACGTATTTGATACGCCCAACGCCATAGCCACCAAGGCCACGATTGTAGCCGGTCACATTCGGAACAGTGCTCACAGTCAACGTTCGATATGCGACAATGAACGCTTGAGCGGGATAGTTTAGCGAGGCGTAGCGCCCGTGCTGACCATAACCGCCAATCCCCCGGTTGTAGCCGCCGCCATCATCGGGAAGGCCCGGCTCCCAAATCTTGGGTTCAAAGCCCGTCAGATCAAGCAGCGCCCGTCGCATCCCCGCAAGGGTTACTCGCTCGCGGAAGATTTCGGCGAGCAGGCGCGCCTTATAGGCGTCATCGCCTTCGTTCTTGCGCCGGAACATCCTTTGATTGAAGTAGTCTCGCGCAATTAAGTCGAGATTCCCGCCGGTCGCCGTCCTAATTCTTGTCTGAAGACTCACCTCGTCTTGTATATCCGAGACGCACTGAAAGCTGGATGCGTATCCAGAAAGCACACCCTCGACAACATCAGGGACGCTTCGCCCAAACCAGTTGGGAGTTAGCGCCTTGAGACGATCCAACATCTGCATTTAGTTCACCGCGACGGATGAAGTTTTGATGACGCAGATTTTATTGGCTGGAATGTCGGAACCTCCGCCGTTTAACAGAATAGATGTTGAATTCGAAACGCCGGTTGATGCGTCAAATGCAATTTTTGCCAGGATATTATAGGGAAGTCCTTCTCCAAGCGGAAGCGAATTGATGTATTTCGCAAGCGCATTTCCCACAATAGACCTGACAGAATTTGCGTCATAGCCTGACCGTACTGTGAGCGTCATCGAAACGTCTGCGGAAACGATGGTGGGGGCAAATACACCAAAGGCAATGCCCATCGCCCGATCCCGGCGCACTGCAGCGGACGCGGATGCAATGGTCGCTGCTGACGGAGCGCCGGTCCCATCATCGACGGTGACGAAAAAGAAGCCATCGCGAGGCGCCCCCCCAGGCGTTACGGCCTCTGTCACTGTGCATTGCAAGCCAAGGCCGAGACTGGCCACGGCGCTTTTGATTGCGTCCTCTGTTCCTTTTGAAAACGCTGCAACGTAAAGCTGAAACCGCGCAAGATACGGCGCATCTTCTTCGGCATCAATGCCGCCGGTCATCGCAGCATTGTTGACGACGGCGTCAATTCCCGTCAGAGCGCCATAGATCACGCTTACGGTCCCGGCCACGACATTCGCGGCGCCCCCCGCGACTTGGGCTTGCACAGGGACAGTCACGGCCGAAACACCAACGGCAAGTGTGTACCCACCAAGCACAGCGTCGTACGCCTGATTGTTTGTGTCGGCCAGGACGACAAAACGTTGCGTCCGGTCCTCGGTCATGGCGATGGAGCCGACAGGAACAAAGCCCGTGGCGTCCGTGGTCCATCGGTTGAATGTGACAAACCCAGACGCAGCTTCAGCAGGGAGGCGTGGAAAACTGAAATCGGCCATCCATGAATCGAGGTCAACGCCAAAACTTGTTGACGCCCGCGTGAGAGACAGGATGTAAACGGCTTGGCTTTGCAGCCATAACGCCATCCCAGCCGCCGCGTCCACGAAGGCGCGAAGCACGGAGCCTTTTCGGAAATCCACGAGCGCCGTGGCGCGGCCTTGAATAGCAGCCGCCAAGTCTTGCACGAGCCGCTTATAGTTTTTGATCTGGAGCGCCATCGGACCTCATCGCCTCAAACAGTGTAATCGAATTGAAGTACGTCCTGAGTCCCGGAATTAGCGTCCCAGAAAACAATGGAAACAGCTAGCCCATCACTGATTTTTTGAACGGTAATCTGCGGAAGCGGGTTGCGAGAGACCGCGCTTTCAAGCATAATCTGCGAGCGAATGAGGGATGTTATTGCAGGAACATCCTCGACGCAGCCGATCATTTGAGGAACCCCAGCCCCATACTCTGGATGCCAGATGTAGCCGTGCGTCGATGTCATCAGGCGGCGCAAGATGCGCTGGCGCGTGAGGTCCGAGCCATCGACCAACGCAATATCGCCCGTTGGCGAAACCGATAGGTCTCCGCCCCATATATGGTCTATGTCCACGGAAAAACCTCTATACGTTGACGCCGTCGGCGCCAGTGATGATCGTTGCGCCGCAGCTTGTCATACTGCCCACGTGCGCCGCCGGTTGGCCGTCGATGGTTACGGTGTCAACGCCAGTTGTGATTGTTCTGAGGCCGTGGACAGGGCAGTACACCAGATCGCCCACACGGGCAGCCTTGACGCCACCACAGAGCACATTCCCAAAACACTGGGTGACGGCCCCCCCGTGGCTCGTGAGGCTTCCCAGGATCGCGAGCGCGGGCATCACCCACCTACAAGAGTGAGAGGCGAACCTTGGACAGTCACCGGCCCGCTGCCCTTTATCAGGGCGTCACCGCTGGCCTCGACGGTGAGCTTGCCGCTGCTCTTGACGCTCATATCACCCGTGGACTCGACAGCAAGCTTTGCGTCTGTCTTTAGCGATGTGTCGCCATTGGCGTGAATGTCGAGTGTTCCACTCATGACGTTCAGCCGCGTATCGCCATCCGCTTCGATCACCATCTTACCGTCTTTTGTCAGCTTTATCGTATGCTTGAACTTAGATACGATGGCGACTTCACCGCTCTCTACATTTACAGGTTTCGCCGCCGTCGAGAACAATCTGTGCGTCGCCATCGGCGCATTGGGATCACCATTCTCGAATTCGACATGGAACTGATCGCCCACGCCCGGACCTATGGCCACACCGAAACCATCGCCCACGGCCGCTGTCCCCACGGGCACCCACCCGGTTTCTACGCCGTGCGGCTGTAGTATTCCCTTAACGGAGTGCGTCTTCGGGTCGTAGGACGTGACTTGCAGCGTAGATTTCTGCTGTCGTTGGGCAACCGCAACAAAAGCCTCACGCCTGATAATGTCCAGCCATTCGTCAATCATCGCTGGACTTCTTATTGCCGCTCTTCCCCTTGCGGCCTTTTTTTGGAGCTTTAGTGCTTATCGACATCTCGAAGCCGCTCTCTTCCATTTTGAACTCGATGTGATCTATGTCGTATTCCTGATCGAACTCTGAACCTGTTCCTGAAAGAACCAACTTCTGGGATGCGTCAAGGTCAAGATCTCCCGGCATTTCCACGGTCAAAGACATTTCATGACGAATAACATCATTGAGCTTCGACTTCGCGACCTTTTCGACTTGTTCTTGATTGGCCATGGCGATATGATGCTCGTATTCGAGCGCCTCACCATTCGATCCATCGGCTTCTTCAGTGTGTTCGTAGGTTTTGGCGTCTTTGTGATGCCATGATTTTACTTTGACTTTGACCGGCTTCGCCGCGCGAAGATTGCGAGACATGCTGAGTTTGATGAAATTTCCGCTCTCGTATTCTTCTTCTGTAGGCTCTCTGTAAATCAGTTGATAGGCGTCGTTATCTGTGTCCTTGGGGACAAAATGCAGCTCATCGCCGCTCACGTACCAGCGGCAACCCTCCCGCTCCGCCAGAGCCGACAAGGTTTCAAAATCGGTGGCGTTCAAGGCTAAGTGCGCCGTATCCTGGTGATACATCTTCCCGGCGTCGTCATCGCTGGTTTCGATGACAGGGGTTAGGCCGTTGTTCTCGGCGATTTCAGAAACGATGTCGCTGGATTTCTGATTATTATACTTCTTGTTACGGCGCTTTTCAGAAAGTTTTGCGCTTTTGTCACGCCCGGAGACGCTGACTATACGGTCGATCAGGTCGATCTTAACCTCATCGATTTCGCCGGAGATCATCGCCCGTTCGCCGCCGTCACCGACAGTAAAGAAGATCTCCGCCTCGATCCTGTCTTGCTCCGCCCACCAAGCCACGTCCATGCCGAGTTGCGATGTGTAGGTAAGCGACAACTCAGCGCTGAACTTGTCAGCGTTCCGCGTTGAGCTTGTAGTGACCGTGGCTTTTAGGCAAAGCAGCCGGGAGCCTCCAGCCAAGAGATAGCCCCTTGGGCGCCGGACTTGAGCGGTTTCGAAAGCCACGGCTTAGGCGCCCAGAATTCCGCTGGGCGTCAACGACGCATTCACGGGGGGAAGAACCAACTCCATCGGCGTATCGGCCGGAAGGAAAGGATCGGGACCGAGGTTATTCAGCGCCGCGATGCGCGTCCATTGCAACGGATCGCCCAAATGCTCCAGCGCGATAGCAAATAGGTTGCCGCCGTTTACCGCCAACTTGCGCAGGCTTTGCGGGGATGGAATCTGAGCGGAAGCCGTCATATTCAGCCTGCGTCGTTTTCGATGTTGGAGATCGCCCGAAGCATGTACGCCGAGCCGCCCAACAGTCCGACCTGCCGATTCATGGCCGCCATCGTCGCCAGGAGATCGCTGACGCCCGCGTCAGGAGCGTTGCCGCCCAATGGATCTTCCATGATATCGCCATCGGCGATGTCCACGGCGGCGTCTATGGCGCCATTTAGCACATGGGCCGCCGTACGCACTGGGGCCAGCACGCTTAACGAGGCTCCTGCCAGTTGGGGAATAACGCTAATGGCCGTTTGAAAGCCTGTGGCGGCCACGTCAACAGCATCGGCAATGCCGCCCAGTAACGACATCCCTTCAGACACATCGGCGCCCACAAGCTCATCCAGGCCGCCCAACGCATCCATGAAGTCAAGCCCTTGCGAGTTGTCTTCGATGACGATCAGCGTGATCTCGTATTCGACTTCGTACGGCCGCAGGATGTCGAATTTGAATTCATCGATCAGGACGTTGTAGCTCAGTCCGAGCACGTCAAGATCAACGGCCCGACCAGCCCGACGCATTGAGTCAAGTTGTTGGGCGCGCCCAATAGCGGAGTTGGAGCGAAAACGCCCCTTCCATGTTATGTTGTTGTCGTCAGGCCCCTGCGCGTCGAAGATCCGAACGCCACCCGGTAGTTTGTGCAGTTTCCCCGCCTGCTTGCCCCCCAGGGGGACTTTCTCGGGGATTTCAAAATCGCGGAAAACGACACTCCCAAGCGTGAGCGCTGGCATCAGACAGCCACTCCCGTTGCGCCCGAAGGCGACGCCCACGTTCCGCGCGTGTCCTGCGGGCCGGTTGAACTCTGATAGCGCGCCGCCGCCACTTGTTGCCTGGTCACCGCCGTAGCCATCGTCTTGCCATCCAATTTACTCACGACCGTGGTGTTGATGATAATCGGCTGAGGCGCGGCAGGCCGCGACGTAGCGGCGCCGTCCGCCGCCGAATGGGATGGTGTGAACCTAATGGGCTGCGCCGCCGCACGGCCCGCGCTAGGATACTGAGGCACGGCGTAAGCCGCTTTTGCCGCTGGCGCTTGAGTAGCGCCGCCAGGAGCCGATTGCTTCTGCACGCCGCCACCCAACCAAGACGGCATGTAGCCTTTAATCGAGGCGCCAATGCCAGAAATCGCGTTTGAGATCAGTGCGCCTATGGACGCAAATGCGCTGGAGATTGCCCCTGCGACTTGACCGGGAAGGGCATGGACAGCGCTTACGAAAGACGCGCCGATGGATTTTATGGAGGCCACGGCCTCGACCGTAGCGCCCTTCGTCCATGCCCAGGCGCCTTTTAGGCCGCCCTTGATAAACGTGAAGAATATCCTCATCCCGCTGGTGAACCCAGTGGAAATCCGAGTCCATTCATTGCTGGCCCATTTGGTTCCTGAAGAGGCATAAGATTGCATCGCATGGGATACGCTGTCGGTATAAGATCTATAGCCTGCATAAGCCAATTTGGATTGTTCCGACAGCCAAGTCCATGAATTAGCGACACGGCTACCGTAGGATGTCATATTCTTCGAAAAATTAGATTGTGAAAGATGCTTCGTAAAATCGTTAAAACCTGATTTGAGGGAAGACCAGACAGAAGACCCCGCATTTGACGAAAGCGGTTGCCAATCAGACAAGGGGACGCCTTCCCAAAAATACTTCCGCCAGGAGTGTTCATATTCCTCCCTCTTGCGCTTCTCCTCACGCAGACGCGCTGCGGCGATTTCGATCTTGCTTCCAGAGCCGATATAACCGTGGACCTCATTAGACTTCGCAAGCAGTGCAGCGGCGCCAACAACGGCGGCAGCTACACCACCAATCGCCAAAACAAAAGGCCCTGCGGCGGCGATAGCTGATACAACAACTCCTCCAACCAACACTGCACCGATAGCAGTTAGCCCAGCGGCCACAACGGTTAGGCCAACTCCAATGCCTTTGACCGTGCCAGGGTTAGCTAGCGCCCATTGGGATACATCTTTGAATAATTTGGTTAGAGGCTCTAGGACGTTGGAAATAAATAATGGGACAAGAGGCTTCCCAATTGCTTCATGAAGGTCGTCCCATTTCGCAGCAAGCTTTTGACGCCACAATTTGGGATCGTCTTTGTTGGCGATCCCCATTGCGTCGTCACCAACGGCGTGGATGTTGCCACGTTCTTTATTAAGCTGACGGATCGTGTTTGGTAGCAGCAACTCGTCAAGAATAACTCCTAGAGATTTGTTCCCTCTCGCTATCTCTCCGACTACTTTTCTCATTACACCCATGTCATCAACATTGACATGCTTTTGTGTTTTTAAAAATTCCCGGTAATCGTTCGCCCATGCCATTGGGTCGGTAGAAAGTTCGTCGGATTTCCAAACGGATCCGACCTTGAAACCTTTAAATTTCTTTTTTTCATCCAATATCTCGTCTGATTTACTATGTAGCCCCCACTTTTCTTGATAATCAGCCTGTGTCTTGCTGGACGCAACCCCACCGTAAAGGTTATTGCCGAGATGATACAACACGGTCCCTGTGCGCCCCTTCATGACGTTGATCAACGCAGGGAGCCCTGTGGAGATGAAATCATCATTCCACCCATAGCGGCCAGCGCCAGCGCTCGAAACCGCTTGGAAGAGATCATTGCCAGTGACGCGCCCACGAAGCGCTATGACTGCTTTCACGTAATCATTCGCGATATGCTCCATTGCTTCTGGAGTCGTACGGCCCGTCAACTCAAAAGCTCGCGCCGCCATGGCGAGTTGCTTGCTGTCTTTTCCATGGCTCTGGGCTGTTTCATCAGAAACGAAAGAGAACGCAGTGGCTAGAGTGTTGAACACTGGAAGTAGATGCGCCGCATGCCCCATGTCCTGGACAACGTTATATAAATCATGGATATGCTCAACATTCCCGGAAAGGGTCGTGTTTAGATTTTTGCTCGCTTCGGCATATGCCGAAGTCTTAGCAATTTGTAGATCGATCTCCCGAGATGCCTTGGGCAAACCTGCCGCCAAGGCCGTCTCCGCGTGCACGAGCTTTTCCGCAGCCTCCTCGAAGTGGCCAACGGTTTTCAAAATGCCAATGCCCGCCATTGCCGACGCCGCGCCGATTAAGGCCACGTGCATTTTGCTGAAGCCCTTGTTAAGCTTCTCAACGGCCCCATGGAGCCCGAGCATGTGCTGAGCAATCCCGGCAAGACCGGCTGACGCGCCGTCGTGGAGTGAGATCTCCAGAGCTATGGCATATGGATTACTCATCAGTTCCTCAAGCCCTTACGTGTTGTCCAAAGGTCAAGGAACCTTCCTCTAGCCTTTATGCGAATTTTGCAGTCAACAGACAGAAATCCAGAAGATTCAAGCCACCATGCACGCATGTCTTCTCTAGCAAATACGCAAGAGTTTGACGGAACCCCCACAGCAAAATTGCTAAGATCATCTTTATTGGTGCAAAGCGGAGCGCCGATTTTTACATACAAAGGCTTGCTGTAATCAACAGACGCATCGGCATTAACGGGATCAGGTTTGGGCTTTGGCTCATTCTGAGTAACTGGATTCGCATGCGCCGCCTGAGCGTTTCCATCGCGCTCACCATCGCTCATAGCTACGAATATTGTGAAAGCAGCAACACAGCCAACGACCCAATATCTTTTCTTCATATCAAGCATCCCTCTATGATAGAACATTAGATGATAGTGAGAATGGAGCCGCCTGAAGAAGTGTACAAACCATACTCGGCATTCACCACTGACGAAATGTGCTACCATAGATTGATTAATAAATCAATTTTTCACCAATCCTCCGAACATAACCTTTCCAACCTTCGCAACAATTTCTGGGGCAGACTGCATTGCCGCCGGAACAAGTGGGTCGCGTGCAGGGATTTTGCTTGTACCAAGGAATTGATAAATAGCTTTTGGGCTGTTGCTTCCGACGTATGCTTTATCTCCAGAAACGGTGTGCTCTATCGAATTTCTAAGCTCACCGGTTTCTAGGAGAGGTGAGTCCCCCGTGGCCTTCCTCGCGATGGTCTCGGGTTGGAGTGGGGGCCAATTCGCTTCGTGCGTCCCAATCAGGGCCTTGGCCTTTTTCTCAATGATCTTTGCGGCCTCCTCAAGCGCTTGATGCTTGTGATGGCGCATTTCGGCGGCGGCGCCCGCGAGGAACGCAGCGAAGGCGCCGGGAGTGAAAGACACGGGA